GTTTTGTTTACCTCTTCTTTATTAATTAAATCGCCAACTGCTATGCTTATAACAGGAGAATCAGGATCATCATAGTCTACATACTCATCATCGTATTCTGAAACAAAATCTACATTAAACTCTTCTGCAAGAGGATCTAAAATGTAGTCTTCATTGTTGCTACCATAACGGAATAGATCAATGACATTGTCTTGTTTGTCTGTAGCAAAGTGCAAACAATTTCCTTCACAAATAAAGTATCTAGTTCTTTTGCGATCTTTTTCTACAACAGTAAATCCTTGCTCTTGTAAAGATTTATTGTTCTTGATATCTGCCAAAGGTATTGGCTCTGTTGGTCTGTAATATGTTGACATAGTTATTTCCCCCCTATGTTTGTTTCAAGTTTATAAATTGTGTATAACATAACTGCACTTATTATTGTGTAGCTAATTATTTCTATTATTGTCATCTGACACCCCCTCTATAGGTTTATTAGATATTTGTATTTGAAACTTCTCTCCTGTAGGGCAATCGTGATGAAAGCAAACAGCTTTGTATAAGTTCTCATCTTTTTTGCCATTTAAAGTTTCTATTTTAAAACTAATATCTGTGTCTGGTGTTAATTTTTTCCATATATCTTGTGGGCATTTAAGAGTAAATGTCGTTTCTCCTTCTAGGTTTCTCCAGGTAAGGTTTTTTCCTTTAACATATACTTTTCTTCCAATAAATTCTTTAAATGCAAAATTT